AAATATTCTACCATCAACATACCATCTACGAAAGATATCATGACCTCTCGTATCAAAATCCATCAATCTCAATACGTTGTCAAATTCTTCTCGTACTTTTTTCTTTATAGCATTTGTATAGGGGAGTGAGTCTAGAACTACAGAAACAGCTTGATCTCTTTCGTTAGATACAATACCTTCATTTACTATATCTTCTATCGCACTATCGCACTCTGGTTGTTGTGCAATATCACGATATCTACGAATTAAATCTTGTTCGG